ATAACACTGAGAACGGCGCGAACGTTATCAGACTCATCCGGTTGGATGGATTCGATAAGAGGTTCGCTGTCCCCGAACACTGGTAGGTTTACCAGCGCTCTACCTCGGGCAGTTTCGCACGATCGCTCTTCGGCGATTTCGCGTATGTGCGCTTTGAAAAGCCATGCCCTGAGGCCCGTTCGACCGTCTATCCGACGGCTGGCGGGCCCCTTACTGAGCATGAGAGTCTCTCGAGGTATTCTAACCGAACCACTGTCATAGGAGTGAAATACAACATCCCCCAGAACAGAAGATCCGGAAAAGACACGAGCGAGTCCAAAACGTCTAAAAAACAGACGCTGGAGCCTCTCGAACTTCCTGGTCGTGGCTTCGTTATTTAGGCGAAGAACACAATCACGAACCCTATTGTGTAACACAACAAGGCTGTGGAGGTCGTTTATAGACTTTTTCCAGTAGAAAGGTGTTACATCGTGGCCATTGTGATAGTGCTTGCCGCAAGATTCCCTGAACGGTCCTTCATAGAAGGTCTTATCCAGGTTAGCCTCGAAGCCGCACACTGCAAGAACGCGCAAAACGTCACGCGCAGCAGCACTGGGACATATAATATCATCCCCGTACACACTAATGGACTCACGTCCGATCCCAGTATAACGAATGTCACACACACTACTAACGATAGCCCAGAAAATCAGGCTCTCGAGTTCAAATGTGAAACCATTCCCCATACTGGAAAATTTCTGGTAGGTTACTATTCTACCAGATTCATCAACCCCCGACTTGCTACGACAGGCGTCAAGCCCATCGAACCAGTCACGAGGAAGTAAGAAACGAACCAGCTCCACGGAAACACAGTCACTAGCCATCGACAAATCGATGGTAGCTAAGGATCCCGTGACGCTACCAAGACCAGCCAGAAATTGATTGGTTGATTGGTCGTTAAGGTTAATTCCCTTCCTTTTAAGCCTCTTCCGAATGACACTACCGAAACCTTTCTGAATAAACATATTCATAGAGGGCTCTTTAGCGATTGTCCGGTCCGACTTATAGTTCTTCGGAACGTAGTCGAGCTTATTTCCTGGCACGATCTTGAAAAGATCTTCGGGTCGTAACACAAAGACCCGTTCGCCAGTAGGAGCAACACCATTCGGGCTATAGGTTCTGGGATAACACATCCAGTTCCGTAGTAGCCCGGGGTGGCGCCGCAAAGCGCTTACTCCTAAAGATAAGCAATCAGCTGTAATCTCAGGTTGACCTGAGACTTTGTTATATATTTGCGACAGACGCTTTGGAGAGCCACTTGTGGCCCCTCCGCTGTAGTTGCCGTGCAAAAGTACTTCATCTAGGTCCAAGTCACCGAGACATCTTTCAATTTTTACCCGAGCAGCATGAAAAATGCTGTTCAGCCTTCCATGACGGAAGGGATTGAAGTGCCTAAGCCTTGTATTAGTATGGAAGCACCGGCGTTCACTCACATCGAACCGCTTTACAGCGGCTGCTCTTTTGTCAACTCCCTTGACGACGAGGAACTCGGATTTACTGAGCCACTCGCGCCGCAGGTAGTCGATTTGGAAACGATGTGAATCACTGGAGGTGTCAAAATCGACACCGCAGATTCGTTCCTCACTTTCACAACCAAGGAGGTTGTTTGGCATTGAACTAAAAGCTCTGCTGAGGTCTCTAACGTCGAACAACTTGACGCAGAGCCTGTAAAAAGCATGATCAAGCTGATTTGGTGCACTTTCATTACTCGTCTCACGACGATGAAAATGGTGCCCTCCGGAGGGGACATCCCCTTGATCCGGTAATCCGTTAAACGTATACATTTACGTATCCTTTCCCACATGGGTAAAGTTGGATAAAAGACCAGATTGGTCGTCATGTTAAACTGACGACGTCCAGCCCTCGCGATTGACGAACCGTGCCTTCAACGAAGAATCGTTAAAGACATCCTGTGAGTATTTCCACAGTGATTCACGGTCAACAGTTGAGACTAGCGCACTACAAGCGAGCTCGAGATTCGACATGATGTCGACTCGCGCTGCCTGAGCACAACAGCCATCTGCTGGCGCGTTTTGTTCGGCATCGACGGGCGTAATAAGCTTGATGCTCATACGGTCAACACCCGACGTCTGGCCATCCTTCCAGGTAACCTGGATGGTGGCTTTGTACGCGCCAATAGCCGCCGGCAAACTCTGCCGGTACTTGGTGACGTTTCCATCAACGGACATCGGGGTGAGGGTCAGTGGCACACTGCCATCTGTTACTACAATTGGGCCTAATGTGGCCATAAGGAGTTCCTTATAAGAGATATATGAACCGGACACGTACAAGTACGTGCAAGGGGTTTAAAGTCGGGTTCAGCCCGACTTGGTATTGCTCGGTTACCCGAGCTTGTTCCACTTACCAAACCTCCAGCCAAGATCCCAATCAGCAGTATTACCCGCTGAGGAAGGTTTCATAGCTGTCGATAAAATGGCAAGCGCATTCGCTACCAGGCCCACGGATGGGCGCTTGAACTGCGGGGGAAAACCAAACTCCCGTACAGTCACCAACCTCTCAAGGATAAAAGCTCGACCTTGAGGGACGGAGTAGGTCATGTAAGACCCACTACCAATGTATGGGATGAATTCCGAAAAGGATTCCACCTTAACACGGGTAGATATCGACGCACCCTTGATACTATAGTATCTACTGAAGTCTAGCTGTTCAAGCCAGTCCCCAATGGGGTAAACACCATCGATAAAAAAGCTAAAGGGTATTAAGTCCCACGCGATGGAAAATGGATTAGAGATTCCAAGCTCATGCGGTGTCCTGTAAGGAACATCGTCTGCGGTTGCGTCAATGCGTGCGAACGCACTGACCTCACCACGGACGGTTGTCCGGAGGGTACCACCGTACTCGCCCAGCCAGTTAGGCTGATCGTATTGCTGGATGTACTGCTCAGTGAGAGCCTTCTTACCTGTTGCCAGGTAGTAGAGCCACTCATCCGAGCCGGCTAATGCAAGTTTCTCTGTCACGGCAAGGACTTCGTCTACCAACGGTTTCACACCGTATTGGTATTCTAGCCAAGCGTTAGGAGTCCTGCGCCAATTAAGCCCAAGGGCTTTCTTGACACCGCGCCAGTCACGACGTCGAGCTGACGTCACGGCTTTAGCCACACTTTTTATGTGGCGGGAGAACATGTTGATCGCTTCATCGCGTTCGGCAAAGCTCTGGGCTAAACTTGCGTTTTCACCCATTACCATGCTTAAAGCTTTGTTGTAAGCAACCTCCCCCAACGCATCGGCTTTCGCCTTTGCGTCTCGAAGCCAGAAGTTGTATGCACTGATACTAGTGTGTGGCCACCGATCGTAATGATCGGAGAATCCATACATTTCGTAGGCAGCTTTACCCGTAATCAAGGGGTAAAAATGGCAGTTAGTTACCTCACGGTAATAACTGGTAGGGGGTCTAAATAGAAGACGACCTTGAGGGCCGTATTCCCATGTAGACCGAGAACTACGCCGCACGTTAGTGCGGAGACGAGTGTCCCATGATCCACCTGACTCGAAGTAGCCACCACCGGACGAATAAATCCGTTCGGTGCTGCCACGCGATTCAGGAAGGACTTCAGACATATCGTAATCCATTGCATATCTCCAAACTTTTCTGGAGATCGCGCCCGAAAGGGCTCCTCCGTTTTAAGAAGGACCTCGCGCATCAAAAGATTTGCGAGTGCGTAACCCTAAGTACCAGACAGCAGTCTGGCGTCAAGGCGGCTGTACAAGCCTTGATAACCCC